CTTCCCTAAGATCGTGCTTTCAGTGGATGCTGATGGCCCCGGTGATGCTGTGGCTCAGAAGATTAATTCGTTGTTCCCGCACAAGACCTACCGTGTGGACCACAGCATCTACAAGGACGCCAATGAGTTTCTGCAAGCGGGTAAGGCTGCTGAGTACAAGAGTGCATGGTTTGGGGCCTCTCGCTTCACACCAGATAACATCCTGCACTCTGAGGATGACCTATTGTCTTTGTTCGATGAGACCCCAGAGCATTCTTTCGTTCCCACAGGTATCCCTGAGTTCGATAAGAAAGCTATGGGCCTTCACCGTGGTCATTTTTCCGTATTCAAGGCGGCTACTGGTGTTGGTAAAACTGAGGTCTTCAGGTTCCTCGAATGGAACTTCATCAAGCGTGGCGTCACCTTCGCCACATGCCACCTAGAGGAAATCCCACTACGTTCAGTATTGGGCTTAGTATCCTATGACCTCAACGACAACATGACACGCAAAGATGCTATTGAGGCAAAAGGAAAGACAGGAGAAGTCCGTGCAAGCATCAAGCGCCTAGCGGAGACAGAACACTTCTACCAGTTCAAGCTACGTGAGAACGATGGCGCAGATGAGCTGGTCCAACAGATCAAGATGATGGCTACAGTTTACGGCTGTCAGTTTGTTATGATTGAACCAATCCAAGACACAATAACAGTCGCATCCGATACGAGCAAAGAGAGTGAGCTGGCCCAGTTGGCCATCAGGCTCTCTAAGGTTGCTGCTGAATACAACATCGGCATCATTACCATTGCTCACACTAACGAGAATGGAGACGCTAAGTACTGCAAGATGATCGTGCAACGCGCTTCTGTTGTAGTTGACCTTCAGCGAGACAAGGACGCTGAGGACTTCGAAGACAGGAACACAACAAAGCTGGTCATCCAAAAGAACAGACCAACGTCAGAAGAAGGCTTTGCAGGTGAGGTGCTATTCAACCCTGAGACCTTTACCCTGAAACCACTATAAGGACACAACATGAAGATCGTTATGGATTTGGAGACCGATGGACTTCTCGACAAGCTGACTAAGATCCATGTGTTCTCATGGTCTGTAGTTGGCTCTGGTGTAGTCCATAGCACCAGCGACCTCAGCACAATCCAAGAGGTGCTGCACAAGGCCACAACAATCGTGGGCCACAACATCGTCTGCTTTGACCTACCTGCCCTAGCGATGTTCGATATCTACACAGATGCTGCCATCATCGACACCCTACCACTCTCTTGGTATCTGACCCCAGATAGGGCTAGGCATGGACTGGGGGAATGGGGCGTCACTGTGGGTGTCCCCAAGCCTGTAGTTGAGGACTGGGACAACCTTACTTATGAAGACTACAAGCACAGGTGCGAAGAAGACGTAAAGATCAACCTAGAGGTCCTAAGTATCCTAGAGCGTAAGCTCAACAGGCTCTACAGGGAAGAAGGTGAAGCCAAGCGCCTCACTGACTACCTGACCTTTAAGATGCAGTGTGCTAGGGACCAAGAGGTCTATGGCTGGCGCTTGGATGTCCCCAAGGCCAAGGAGCTGCAAAAGACACTACTGGATAAGAAGGAGACAGCACTATCTGAACTATCAGCAGCAATGCCAAAGAAGCCTATCACAAAAGTGATGAACCCGCCAAAAGTGATGCACAAGAAAGACGGCACACTCTCTGCAAGAGGCGAGGCTTGGCAACAACTGCTAAAAGACAACTACATGCCACCATCCACCATGCAGCCACTGACTATCCTAGTTGGTCATGATGATGGCAACCCAAGTTCCCATGAGCAGGTCAAAGACTGGCTTTATGATCTTGGGTGGGTCCCTGAGACCTTCAAGTACGTCAGGGGCGATGGCTTTGGTGAGGAGCGTAAAATTCCCCAGATCAGGGATGGCTCTGAGCTTTGCCCAAGTGTTCTGAAGCTTGCTGAGGTTGAGCCATCTATTAGGCTCTTGGAGGACCTTACTGTCACTAGCCACAGGCTTGGTGTAGTCAATGCCTACCTTGAGTGTCAGAAAGATGGCTGGCTGTCAGCAGGTATCTCAGGCCTCACTAACACCTTCCGGTTCAAGCACCGCAAACCACTAGTCAACCTACCGGCTGTAGACAAGCCTTGGGGGAAAGAGCTTAGGGGTTGCTTGATTGCTCCAGAGGGTGAGGTGCTTGTTGGCTGTGATATGGTTTCCCTAGAGGACACTACCAAGCGTCACTACATGCAACCTATCGACCCTGACTATGTTGCTGAGATGCAGCTTGATGGCTTTGATCCACACTTGGACCTAGCCAAACATGCTGGAGCTGTGACGCAAGATCAGATCGACCAACACAACGCTGGGACAATCAACCTTGGTAGTATCCGTAAGGGCTACAAGGCCGCAAACTATGCCTGTGTCTATGGCGTAGGTCCTGCAACACTGTCGAGGACTACAGGTCTGTCACAAGCTGAAGCCAAGAAGCTCATAGAAGCCTATTGGGGACGCAACTGGGCAGTCCAAAAGGTAGCTGAGACACGCAAGGTCAGGGAGATCAACGGAGAGACTTGGATACTCAATGAGGTCTCTGGGTTCTGGCACAGCTTGCGATCCGATAAGGACCGCTGGTCAACCACAAATCAAAGCACCGGGGTCTACTGTTTCGACCAGTTCGTTATGCTGGTTAAGGCTGCTGGTGAGAAAGTTATTGGCCAGTTCCATGATGAGGTTATCGTAGCTACCAATGACGACAAAAGAACAGAGCGTGTGCTTCTTGAGTGCAAGGACAAGCTCAACGACAAAATGAAACTTAACGTTCCACTTGGCATCGACTATGCAGTGGGCAAAAACTATGCGGAGATACATTAGATGGCTAAAGGCAAAACAACTACAGTGACGATGATGGGCTACCTCGAGTATGCCCGCCTGTTCCCAGAGAACATGGATAACGGTGACTACCATGAAAAGACCCGTGGCCAGTTCAACTGCAACTTCTATCCTGAGACACAGGAGGACTACAAAGCTTACTTCGCTGCTGGTGCCCCTGTGTCCTCCATGGGGCATGACACCATCAAGCCCGGTAGCCCAGAGATTGGGCAAGGGACCTACCTTAAACTCAAGCGCCCTAACGTCCACCAGACTGTTAAGGATTGGGGTGGTGCCCCAGCGATCTTCGACTTCCGCGAAGGCGTGAGCCTCAAGAAGTGGTCCTTTGAGGACGATGGGGAGCTTGGCAATGGCACCAAGGTTACCGTCAAGGTGTCTGTCTGGTCCGATGGCAAGAAGTCAATCCAGCGTCTCGATAAGGTTGCGATCCTTGAGCTTGTAGAGTTCGATGGCTCTGCTAGTAGCTCTGTGGACATGGAGAAGTTCTAATGGACGAAATGGAATTTTGTGAGACGTGTGGCTTCTTTCTGGATGACGATGGTGCCTGCGCCGAGTGTTCTTTCGATACGGTAACTAAGCCCTCCCACTACAACCACAGTGGGGGTGTTGAGTGCATCGACTACATCAAGCAGGTCCTAGGCCTAGAGGGCTTTGTCGCTTACTGTCGTGGCAATGTCATCAAGTACAACCACCGCGCCTTCTACAAGGGCAACGCCACTGAGGACCTCAAGAAAGCTGAAGTCTACCTAAAGTGGGCCAATGAGGCTCTCGAGGAAATGGTGGTTAGTGATGATCCTTATTGATGGCGACATCCTAACCTACCGTGCAGCCTACTCTTGCGAGGACAAGTCCATCGAGGATGCACAAGACAAGATCGATGAGATGATAGAGGAGATCGTTAGCAATCTTTGTTTCTCAAGTGATGCTGCACCCTATGAGGTCTACATCACTGGCAATGGAAACTTCCGCTACGATGTCCAGCCAACATACAAACAGAACCGCTCTGGCAAGCCTAAGCCAGAGCATCTGCCTGACCTTCGTGACTACCTGCTTGAAGTGTATGAGGCCAAGCTATCAAGTGGACAAGAGGCTGATGATGACATCACAATCAGGGCCACACAGCTAGGCCAACATGCTATCATTGCATCTATCGACAAGGACTTCCTGCAAGTCCCCTGTCACCACTACAACATAAATAAGAAGACGCTTGTGAAGGTTGATGAGTTCGAGGGGCTTCGCTTCTTCTACACTCAGATCATCATGGGTGACGCTGCTGACAACGTGATTGGCATCAAAGGTGTCGGACCAGTCAAGGCTGGTAAGATGCTTGCAGACGCTACCACAGAGCGGGAGCTTTATGAGATTTGTGTTGCTGCCTATGGTGGTGACACAGGTAAGGTCACAGAGAACGCAAGACTTCTGTGGCTGCTTCGTGAGGAGGATCAAGTCTGGTGTCCCCCAACCGTAGCAAGCTAAGGCAATCGGCTCTCAAGGCTGGCTTTCGTTCTGGCCTTGAGCAAGATAACGCGCAACATCTAGAGAGGTGCAAAGTTGACTATGACTATGAAGCATACAAAATCAAATATGTTGCGAAGGCGAGGACCTACACGCCTGACTTTAGGCTCTCTAACGGTATAATCGTTGAGACCAAGGGGCGCTTTATCCCTAGTGATAGGGCCAAGCACCTCTTGATTAAGGAGCAACACCCAGAGCTAGACATCAGATTTGTGTTTAGCAATAGTCAACAAAGGCTTTCCAAGGCTTCACAACAGACCTACGGAGGCTGGTGTGAACGTCATGGGTTCCAATATGCTGACAGGTTAATCCCTGTTGGCTGGATGAAAGAGAGGTGATCTTGCCATCTAGTGCCCCTAGGGCCTGTCGTGTCCCCGGTTGCGCTGCCTTATCGTGTAGTGACGACAACTGCCTAGACAAAAGACAAGCTACACATCAACCAAAAGAAGCGAGGGACCCTCATGGCCGGGGGTCCCTTAGCAGAGACAAAGCTTACTCTACTGCACGGTGGAAGAAGCTACGCAAATCCCAGCTCTCAAAGGCCCCACTGTGTCAACGGTGCTTAAGCTTTGATATCGTGACAGTGGCTACAGATGTTGACCACCAGATGCCCCACAAGGGCGACAAAAGGCTCATGTGGTCAGCAGCAAACCTCCAATCTTTGTGCAGATCGTGCCACAGTTGGAAGACAACGGAGGAGCAAAAGGGCACCTTCCACGACTTCCGCAACAATGTTTCTTGAGGCCCCCACTTTGGGCAACAATATTCTGATTTTATGGCGTGCAAAAACTTCACCT